TGAAGGATTAACGTATAAAGCATAAGGATCCACAACATCCGCGTCAGGTAAATCATCAAACTCATTGAACCTTACCTTTAAGATCCCAGCTCCATAAACCAGGTAATCTAGAAGCCACTCTGGAACAAGATTCTGCATATCCCTGATAAGCCAAATTTCTTCCATCATGGCCTGTAAGGTATCAGCCGCAGAAATATCCTTGGCCTCACCCCCCACTGCCAACACGTCTATTTTTGGTGGACGTGATGTAAGAATTGGTATCATGGTATCAATAGCGGAACTGATTAGCTCTAGAGTTACCTGGTTTTGGAAGTTCGGCATTTTGAACCCACGCCAGTGATTACCCATATATAATTCTTCGGCATCCCGCCAGGTGGTCTCTGTATCAGTCCTGGCCTTGCGGGCCATACTGAACATAGCCTCACATCTACGAACTAGCTCTTTATCTGCTACGGGGGGCTTATACTCTTCAGCAACTTCTTTTGCCATTATATCTCCTAGTTTTTTCTAAAGTTTTCATCTGGATATTCATTCATGTTTTTTGCCGTTTCCGAGATCTCAAAGACAGCATCAACAATTTCTTCGTCCTGGATCGTAAACTTTGTGCCCTGCCATGCTATTGGGGACAATAGGTTCGCATCTACTTCTAAAATCTCCCATTCCTGGGTATCGTAATTCCACCTCTCCGCTGTAATTGTTGCCATCAATTACGAACACCAGGATAATCGGTTTCCAGCTTTAGTAACATGTCTAACTCTTTTTGAAGCCAGGGCTTTACCTCAGGAACCTCAACAGGTTTGCCTATATGCATTAGGCCATAACCCAAAGCATCTACAGCATGGTCTTCTGATTTCGTGTTAAGATCTTCCGGCTTTCTTTCATCATGTATCATTGCCGGTAATGTTCTGGCAAGATTAACACAATTGGAAAATACGCGGATCTTGGGGGGTCTGTCATTATCCCAGTCCAGGTATTTCCGCATAAGGTTCCATCTGTTAATCCTATCGTTATTGGCCTTAATCAAATTGATTCCGTCAGATCTCATAATGTCAGCAATGGACTTACTTGAAGGTGCCACTACATCTGATCGGTTTGTGTTTTGTGGGTTGCGGATCCACATACTAGGATCCCCCAGGCTGGCCATATATTCCTCACCCTTGGACATTTCATTTATTTTGCCCGTGTGATAAAACAATTCTTCTTCAGCCTTGTAATGTTCTTTGTATACATAAACTGTTCTGTCAAAACTGACGGCTAACCATAAACAACAAAAGGGTGCAGCATAACCGTAATCCATAGCCCTATACCGAAACCAGGACTTCGGGATCTCAAAAGGCTCTATGATATGTACATCATTGCGCCATTTCTTAAAGTACTGACCAGCAAAAATATCCCAGTCACCATGTAGCCAAGCACGCCTGAGTTCCTCTGGCAAGGCCTCTAGACTTTTTACATATTCCGGATCTTCTTCCATTAGGGTGGGGTTGTCTGTTACTTTAGCAGGTATGAAGATCCTGCTACGACCGGTGACCGGGTCTTTATAACTTTTATTTCTAGCAAAGTTGACGAATCTATCCCGGAGCCATAAGTGACCCGGCCCGCCTGGATTGGTGGTTAAAAATACCTGGGGGCGCAACTCACGATCGGTGGATCTAACACTACTAATTAACCTCAAGTAGTCGATCTCTTCCGGGATCAGACTCGCCTCTTCGATGACCACGCGGTGATACTCATGGCCCAAATATTTGGCAAAAGCATCTTTATCCTGTAAGTGACCGGTGCGGATCTTGGCCCCACTAGGAAACCTAAACTCGGCCGGGTTTCCTACAACCTGAGGGGCTAGACCGCGATACATGAACTTAGCGCGATCAATAAAGTCTTTTAGGTCGTCATAATTACGACGAATAACTAGGGCGCGGTATAAGGGGTGTGTTATGTACCTGGGGTCAATAAGCCAAGCCATACTGGCTGTGGACTTTCCTCCACCCCTGGCACCACCATATAGGATCTCAAACTCGGATCTTTGCAAGACCTCGGTCTGGGGGCCTGGGTGTGGTTTGAATATTATTTCGTTTTTCAAAATTTTGCTCTCACTCGGCGTGTCAAAAAATCATAGACAGAGGACGGGTACGAGCGGCCACCATCGACGGAACTCGCCCCCCCCATCCCGGGGTCGGAATCACTTGAATTAGGAACCCACAGGGGGCACAAATAGGTAATTTAAGGGGTATCACCCTCGATAGACCACTTGCTGGATCATCAAGCTTCGGCCTCTACTGTAACAATCAATGGTGGAGTACTCTCTGTCGAATCACCTACCTCAGCACCATCAGCCTTAGGCGCAGGCATCATGATGACTGGTACTGTTGCCTGATCATTAACCTCCACCTTAGTAGCCTTCAAGCTTGGAGCTGTACGATCAGCCAGGAGCTTCCAGGCAATAGGTTGTCGAGGATCATTGTCATCCAGTGCAGCTCCGAAGATCTTATTCCAGACCTCTCGCGACCTGGGATCCTCCCTTAGCTCCTTGCCTAATGAGGTGCTTCCGCGTCCCTTAGGATTGGCCGAATGGCCCTTCTTGAAGCGTCCGTCTGGCTCTCTCTGAATTTTTTTGCTCACATCGCCTCCGTAAATCGTGCTATCAGGGAGCAAATATTATTGAAAGTCAAGTCATTTCAAATGGCATTTGGATCAACTTGAGCAAATAGTTAATGAACACTTTCGGTAATCAGAAGCACCCCTTTGTTATAAGGTTAACAATAGTTAACTTATTGTATCGTTAAACGAAACTTAATGAAGGAGTATCAATCATGAGCCGCATAGAACGCCGATCCAATGGCACATTCAGATGGTTAAGTGGAGGGGGTAATAGTGCTAAACGCTATCGTATCTCCCTTAAAACGAAGGACCCTGAGCTAGCTAGGTTGAAACAGATCAGGCTTGACGATCTAATCGACAGTGCTGAGGCAGCTGCTAAGCTAGCAAAAATGGGTTTGAACATCGCTGTTCCTGCGCCAGCAACAGCCGCACAGATCCAGGACGTTGTTAATGGTATAGAACCAGACAAATCAGCTCTGGAATTTCCTCATGTAAATGGTAATGGTAGCATACCACCATCCTCAAGAACCAAGACAATCCAAGAGTTTACGAGCTGGATTCTTAGGGACTGGGATCGCACCAACAAGTACAAACCTGGTACCTGGAAGAACAGCATCTATGCTTCGATAGGCAAATTGACTGTCTTCCTAACGGCAGTCAAGGGATACAAGTATCTTACTGAGGTTACGCTAGAAGATCTGAAGGACTTCTTGCTTGATGGTAAGTCTAATACTGGTAAACCATGGTCGCCTCCAACCCAGGGCAAATACTGTCGGGTGATCAAATCCTACTTTAAACAAGCATGTGGTGCAGGGCGCGTTTACACAAACCTTGTCAGTGATGTTAGCGCAGATCTTGAGCCTGCAAAGGATCTTAGAAACGATGAGGACAAGCAATATGCCCAGCTAACCAATGAGGACATCCAAGTGTTGTTCGGTGCCGAAAAACTCAAGGACTTCCACAAGTTGTTTAGGTGGACATTTGCAACATCTCTTCGGTTTGGTGATGCCATTCGATTGGAGTATAAAAACATCGAGTGGTTCACAGATATCAAGACTGGTCAGAAGACTGGAGCCAAATGGCTAACCCGCGTCCGCAAGTTGTGCAGAGGTGGTAAGATTGAGCGACAGTGGAAAGCTGTACCAGACCAACCTCAGTTTGGTGAGTCCACAAGCTTGCTTGAAGAGTTGATTGCTGATGTTGAAGATGGTGCTACTGGATATCTGTTTGGTGATCTTATTGATGGTAAGACTGACGATCAGATTAGACAGATAGGTAGTAAAATAACTAAGACAATCCAGCGAACCCTCCGCAATGCTGATCTTGATGACACCAAAAAGGGCTTTCATAGTATTCGCGTTTCGGTTCAAAATCAGGCAAGGAAAGATGGTGTGGAGTTAGATAAGCGTCGCGTCCTACTGGGTCACTCTAGTGTTGAAATGACTGGTGAGACCTATGGTAGATACGATGACGATGAGGCTCTCGAAGCCGTTAACCAGGTCAAATTCAGAGAGGTGACGATATGAGTAGAATAGCTGAGGATAAGGTTCAACTGTTGAAGGCCAACCTTAGTGACAGCGCAAGACAGGTCATTGGAGAGTTTGCCCGCGAGGCTGGTATTAATCAGCAGGATTTAATTGGCGATCTGTTGACGATCATTGCCAAAAATAGTGTAATCCTTGGAAAGATTACCCGCAAGGTTGGTATTACACCCTCTGCCCTAATTGAAACGATCCTGGTTGACTTCCTTGATCGTTATAAAGAGAGTGAGATTCGCCTGGAGCCTGTTAAGCTGGTACGATCTAATGTTGATTCCTAGGCTGCCTGAGGTTAGCACTGAGTATGTAGTATTGGCCATCACCATTGTGGTGGCCATCTTCTACTTTGTTAGGAGATTCTACAGCCACAAGGTCAGTAGCCTGGGTATGCTAGCTAAGGATTTTAGAAGGGGTAAGATATCATGATCCTAGACACCTTGAGTTTCATGCAGGAATCTATAGGTCTCCGTTTGGATTATGCGGAAGATCTTCTAGCAGAAGAACCCCTCATTACCCGATTGGAACCCCCTGGAAACCAGCTCTTAAAAGTTGAGACACAACCGGTGGTTAGGCTAAGTGATGATGAAAGGAACAGAATAGATGCTAGTTGGGCAGAACGTAGCAAAAACTATCTTGCTTGCAAAGAGGAACAAAAAGAGGAACAAAAAAGAGACAAAGAAAGAGAGCGACAGAAAGAAAAGCGGATCTTAGAAGCTTGCAACCGGGTTCTGGCTAAAAGGATTGCCAAGCGACCTAACCGATACGGCTTTTTTACTTTTGAGTAAGCCAAGGGCAGGACAATAGGACAAAAACACCCCTTTTTTTGTAAAACCCCCTTATACACACACATGAGATATAAATACAAAAAACACCCCTAAAATGTCCTGTTGTCCTGCAAAGACACGACAAAACGACAAAAAACACCCCTTTTTGTATAAATCCCTATATACACACATATGAGAGATAAATACAAAAAACACCCCTAAAAGGTCGTCTTGTCGTCCCTCAACTCATCGAAGCTTTTTCTTTTTCTAGTAAGATCTTCAAGTCCAGGTTATATATCAATCTTTCCAGGTCGTCCACCTTATCAGCCATCTTTAAAAAGTCTTCCTTGAGTAACTTTATCTCCCTCTCTCTCTTTCTTCTTTTGCGCCACAAACTGTCTTCGATAGTGTTCTTCCATCGATTCAAGTAGCCGCCTAACCTTCCAGATCGGAGCCTCATCGAGTGGTTCTTTGCAAACCTTCTTTTTGATTTCGAGCGTCCAGGCAATACCCATCTCTGTTTGAGCCACGGCAAAACGCCCAATAAGCTGCCGCCTCTCACTCTTTGATGTTCCTGGACTCATTAATCAATAACCTCTTTAGGGCCGCTATTATATACACACTAAAGTCAAGGATCTCTTCATAGGCTTCCTGCTTAAAGCTCCTGGGATCATCTGACATAATCTCTTTACCGTATGTCCTAGCCCCCTTACTATTTATTCGATCAGCAAACTCATGAATAATATCCTCTCTCATGTCCTGGGCTGATACTGCATCTTCTGTTTGATAAATAACTTCCATATCACCTCCTACTGTATGGTTCATGTTTCTAACTTCATCTAATAGACTACGGGATACAGAATCCCCGCAACTACAAACTATTTTCTTGGTCTTCTTTTTCTGTGCCATGTTATGTAATGACAGATATTGCAATAACGCTTAATAGATGCACGGCTTCTTCCTAATGTTCTTCCATGTAAAATATCAAACTTCTTACAATCCGGACATCTCCATGTTAGTCTCCAAATAAAATTTTTAAATCTTTCCATTCCTGTTCTTCCTAAATCTTTCCATTAGGGGTTCCTCCAGTTTATTAAGCCGGGTACGCAAACGCGATGTGTCCTTGCCCTCATCTTCATGTTTCCTAATTAATGACCTATACGTCTGACGGACTTTGCTATCAGCCAAGAACTCCCCAGACCTTTTTTCAGCACGCTGACGGCCCGTTTCTTTCTTCTTCAAGTTCTTTCAACCTCTGTTTTTTATATTCTGTCAACTTCCTCTGTATTTCCATGAGATCATTATAAACCGATTGGATCCTAGCCGTCTTTTCTACCCTATCAAACTCGGGAGCCAAAGTCAGATAACATCTTAGGGCGGTTAGCATAACTTGGATCTCAGTTTCATTCAGCCATATGTTGGCCTGAGCATCATCCTTGATTGATGGATTCGAGTTTTCGCTTAATGTCTTCATAGATATACTCCCGTACTACCTTGTAGCTTTGCTCTTTAAGATCGTTCCTTTTTGAAAACTTTCGCACCAGGTTGGCAAGCCCATTCCGTGGAGTCTTGTCTCTAATAAACTCATAAGCCAGACCTGGGCTTTCAGCCAGTTTGTTATGACATCCAAAACATAAAGCATGACAATTCCGCTCATCGAAGCGAGTGACATAATATCTCCTGGAATACCAGACATGAGCGCACTGTAGTCTTCGCCGATCCTTTTCTTCAAACTCTCTACCACAACTCTTACACTTCCATTCATCCCTAGTCCGGATATATACGCTAAAGAGGCGGTCAACCTTGTCTCTCTTTATCGCTTTGGTACTGGGCCAGCTCAATAAGATTTACCATTAGACCCGCCACGTCCATTCCATGTGTTCCTATTTCCTGCAAGCCAGAGCATCAAGGCAACACCCACTAGAAAGCCTATAATTATACCAAAGCACATTAGGGAGGAAACCCCTGGCGCAATTGGCTTTGGTTTAATTGGTAAACCATTTTAGAATCCTTTTTCGTTGTAAGGGGCTTGAAGTTTTTCTTATCTATCAAGTCCTCTTTCCAGGCCCATCCACGATTTGTAAATATTCCATTACTAAAAGTTAGAAGTGCAAACGCATCCGCCTTGGGTACAATTTCTTGACCCCTATGATCTTCCTTTCTATCACAAAGAAGCCGACCCTCCTCGTAAACCGTAATCTTGACATCCACCTTATTACCTTTAGAGGTACAAATATCCCACCCCCCATCTGGGGCAAACACCCGGGGTGTGTAACGCTTCTCACGCTTATCACGCTTATCAAGCATCGTGGCATAAGCCAGTTCGGAGGCAACTCCTTTTTTTCGGTGTTCAAGCTCGTTTCCTTTGTCACCCATATGACGATCCATTCCATTAACACTCTGTCTAAACCCGCTTGCTGCGGATTGGAACCATTCGTCGGGATCAAGTTTTGTTCTATTCAGATCTTCAGACATCATTCTGGGCTATTTGATCTAAAGACATTCAGATCTATAATCTCTTTATAGTTGTCTTCGTCTTTTTCTTCAATCAATAGAACCTCTCTCTTTAGAAAATCGCATTCCTTTTTCAACTTGTTATAATCATCTTGCAATAGATTATATTCCGTGGCCCAGTTGACTTTGACCTCCTCCACTTTCATTTTCCAGTCATAGACCTCGTCGTTCAATCTCTTGATCTCACCTTTCAATCTCTGTATATATGGTTTCTTGTCGTCTTGTATTATATTCATTGTTTCTTTTTATTCGGGCCTCTATCCTTATATTTTTGAGGCACATGATCAGAGTGTACACCCCTGTAAACATACCAGCCATTATGGTTCTTCTTAAAAAACTCCATTTTTTCCTTAATGTATTCCGGATCCTCAATATTCTTATATGGCCAGACAGCTTTTTTCTTATGGTTTTTTGGATTCCTGTTATACTCTCTTCCGCTTATCTCATTTGTCGCCATATGTTTCTTCCTTATTTTTCATTTATATCCGCATGTGTTTTCTTGTGATATATAAATAACAATCAAGTCGGCAATCAATTTTCCGGTATCCTTTGTCAAGATTGCCCACACCTATGGGGCCTATTAAATTTCTTTTGATTGGTTTAGACATAGGAATATTTGGATGGCGACCACTTTTTCCTTTTTCTATCCAATATGTTTGAGACGGTCTGTCCATTTTGTGCTTATTATATTACCTAAGTCCGCTTGTCCCCCTCTTTGGATCTCCTTAAGAATGGGTTCTTAGCACGTCTCTCAGCTTTGGATGGAAGCCTCACTGTGCTTAGTAGCCTTTTAAGCTTGACCATCCTCTGCTTCATTTCAATCTTCCGCTCTCTTTTAGCTTCCAAGTAGGCCTTGTACTTGTTGATGTTAGATCTCCTACGCCAGGCCGATGCTGACATTTTCGGTTTATGATGCTTTGACTTTGGCACTTTTCCTTTCCGGTAAGATCTTGGCCTTGCAACAATTACTATCATCCCATACTGACCACCTGGTATAAAAGGCTGACTCATTACACTTGGAACAATAGCCTATAAGATGGCCAGTAATGTCAGCCTTAAAGGCTGAAATCTTGATCTTGCCAGGGCCAGCATATCGTGATCCTTTATCATTCGCGGGAGCATCACTATACGTCCAGCCCTGGTCTTTAGTTTTTCCTGCGGCCGCCCACGCCTTACACCAGTTGCTAAAGGCAGGCCCGTAACGTGTCCAAACTCGGCCTGAGGCAGATAGACTGTCTTTCCAGTAATCAAAAGCATACTTGATATCCAGGG